ATCGAACCGACGCGTCCTAGCTAGTCCCCAACAATCGCCCTTAGAGCGTGAGGCTGTCATGGCTATTGAAGCTGTCTTCGATCAGGTTACCGACCCGTCCCTGCGTAGCATTATACAAGAGGAGGCCCATAAGAACATTAAGGTCCTCTTCAAGGATACTGCCACGTCAAACCCATACGCCGCCAGCACCTCGTCGCGCAAATTGCTCGAGAAGTACGCCATCCCGTACAACCCCTACGCGACGAAGCTACACACCCACGCCGTTGCTAAAGCCTTCGAGGTAGCGCTTTACGAAACGGCCGCGCACTACTTACCAGTCGACGAGCGCGGCGCCAAGGCGCCCGTCACCTTTATGTTCACGAAGCCTGCCAAACTCCGATTCTTCAAGCGGCGCGGCGACCGCGACACCTTCGTGAACGCGCATATCGTGCCCTGTGACCTCGCCCGCTACCCGCGGGACACGGTGTACGACTCACTCCCAGAAATCCAAACCACTCACGCCTTCATCGGCGACACCATCCATCACTTTGACAAGCCATTCATCGAGCATATATTCAGAACCTCCCCAAAGCTCCAAACGCTGCTTGCCACGATGGTGTTGCCGCCCGAAGCGCTGCTTCGCACGCGGTCACTCTTCCCTGAGGCTTACGACCTGCACTACTGCCCAGACCGCTTCATCTACCGCCCGGGGGCGCTTAGCGGAGGTGAATACGAACACACCTACCAGTCGCTATCCTGGCTCACGGTTGGGCACATACACTGCGGAGACCTTTGGGTGACCGTCGAACGACTCGAGAGCAAGGCCGCCAATCACCTCTTCATCTTCCAGCGCGGGCGGCTTACGACCCCGACCTATCGCACGTTCGACCTGCCTGAGCCACTCGTAATGCTGCCTAAGGTCTTCCGGCCTAGCAAGTACAACGTGCAAAAGCCAATCCCCCGGGCTAAGGCTAACGCCTGGCTGATGTACGTTAAAAGCGTGGGAAACGTCACAATCCGGGATGTCTGGGCCAAGCTCCGCCAGACCATTGCCAACGCCGACCTGCATCACTACGAGGCGACAGAGTTGGTGCACTTGACCAACTACTTCATGCTGGTCGGTCGGCTTGAGTCCTGCAACAGCTTCGACCAGGTGCTCGCCGACTCGCTCCTCATGAGCTGGTTTCGCCCCTTAGTCGCGAAGATCACCGAGCTCTCGCACAAAGTGTTCGGGGCGAACAGCTTCATGCAGCTTTGCGAAGCTGTCAGCTTGCAGGAGGTCGACCTGTGTTTCCGGGTTGACAGCTCCACCTTGCCCGCTGCCGCCCCACCCGCAAGCGACATCTCTGAGCTGGAGCACCTGCTCTGCGAGGGCCTTGCCTCCCCACCCTCGTTCACTCCTGAACCATCCTCACCACCTCCTGCCGCGCACCTGCACTTCAACGCCGACGATGAACCAGTGACCGACGCCGAGCCCCCCACCTGCGCCGCCGAACCAGACACCGCTTGCAGCTCAGCTGACCAAACCATGCAGTCCGTCCTGCCCGCTGAGCCTGCCCCCGGACCAGCGCCGACGTCCGACGATCCACCGGCAGCCACAAGCGCCCCCACCCCAAATGAACTCCCCTGGGTGCACTGGACAGATCACTTGAAGCGCCTCGGCTTCAATGGCAACGAACGCCAACTTGACCCAGCCGGCGAGCTCATCCACCCCATCGCCCGGGTCCAAGCCTTGCCCGTGTACGAGCTGGATGACCCCTTGGCCTCGTTGCTGCGGAGTATCAACCGCGCGCCCACGCTGTTCACACCGGACACCTCCCGCGCTCAGACCTATGCTCGCGACTTGCTCGCCGGGAAAACTGGTGCCCGCCTCCGCCAGGAGTCCTTCGAGTGGAAAGACGCGCTCAAGAAGAAGACCAAGGAGCAGCCCAAGCGTGTGGCGCTCACCGTGATCCACGGTGCCGGCGGCTCCGGCAAGTCGCGCGCTATCCAGGTCTTCATGCAAGAGAACCCGGACTACCAGCTGACGGTGGTACTGCCCACCAACGAGCTGCGTGCCGACTGGAAGCGCAAGCTCCCACGGCATGAGCCAGACACGTTCATGACGTACGAGATGGCCATGCTGACGCCCCGGCACGCCACTATGGTTCTGGATGACTACACCAAGCTGCCAAACGGGTACATCGAGGCGCTCATCCAGAACTCGCCCTCGCTCGAGCTCCTGGTCCTCACCGGTGATCCAAATCAGGCTGAGCACCACGAAAGCTCTGAGGGCAATGAAATTAACAACCTCACGCCCTCCTCCGCAGTCTTCGCGAGATATTGCCGGTACTACATCAATGCTACACACCGCAACCCGACGAAACTCGCCAACGCCCTCGGCGTGTACTCTGAGCTTCACAGCCCTTTCAGAGTGTCCTACTCACGCCACATCCGCGAGGGCTACCACAACCTCGTGCCCTCGCAACTCAAGATGCGCAACTACAGCTCGCTTGGGCACAAGAGCAGCACATACGCGGGTTGCCAGGGGATCACCGCCGGCCGTGTGCAAATCATTCTGGACAGCGACACCGCCTTCTGCACGCGGCAGGTCATGTACACCGCCCTCTCCCGCGCCACCACTGAGATCGTGCTTTGCAACACAATGCCTAATGAACGCACATTCTTTGACAAGATCGAGGCTACGCCCTACCTGAAGGCCATCCTGGCCATGCACAAGGAAGTGCCTGTTGCGGAGCCTGACGCCACCGAGGAAGCGCCCGCTGAGCCGGCACCACCTCCAACGCACCTACCTGTCTCGAACCCCGTTGAGCTTGTCGAACGCCTGGTTGAGCCTCTGGCTGAGAAACACGACAGGGAGATCTTCTCCCCCACTACCGGGCACTCCAACTGCGTCCAGACGGAGGACCCGTACATCCAGGCCTTCCAGCACCAGCAAGCCAAAGACGAAACGCTGTTCTGGGCGACGATCGACAAGCGCTTGCGCACGTCCACTGTTAAGGACAACTGGGCGGAATTCAAAACCAAGCGCCCGCTTGGCGACGTGCTCTGGCTCGCCTACCGGCGCGCCATGAACGTCCCGACTGACCCACTGCGATTCGACCCTGACCTCTGGTGGGCCTGCGCTGATGAGGTGCAGAAGACATACCTCGCGAAGTCGCATCAGCAGCTGCGCAATGGCATGCTTCGACAGAGCCCCGACTTTGGCGCGAACAAAATGCAGATCTTCCTCAAGTCTCAGTGGGTCAAGAAGGCTGACAAGATTGGCACGAACGAGGTCAAGGCTGGGCAGACCATCGCCGCCTTCTACCAGCCGACTATAATGCTCTTCGGGACAATGGCTAGGTACATGCGCCGCCTCCGCGACACCTGGCAGCCGAGCCACATACTGATAAACTGCGAGCGGAGTCAGGAACAGATCGCGGCCTGGGCGAAAGAGCACTGGGACTTCACCACTCGGGCGTATACCAACGACTTCACGGCATACGACCAGAGTCAGGACGGCGCCATGCTGCAGTTTGAGGTGCTCAAAGCGTTGCACCTTGGCGTACCCGAGGAAGTCGTTGAGCTGTACATTCGGCTGAAGCTTGACAGCAAGATGTTCCTTGGCACCCTGGCAATCATGCGCCTTACCGGCGAGGGCCCCACCTTCGATGCGAACACTGAGTGCAACATCGCCTACACCCACGCGCGCTTCGAGATCCCCGAAGGCTGTGCGCAAGTCTACGCTGGCGACGACTGCGCCATCGACTGTGAACCTGCCGAACGTGAGTCGTTCAAGCCGCTTGTAGACAAGTTCACGCTGCAGTCCAAACCGCAACACTTCGCGCAGCAAGTCGGATCTTGGCCCGAGTTTTGCGGCAACCTTATCACGCCGCTCGGTTACCTCAAGGACCCCGTCAAGCTGCAGGCCTGCCTCGCCCTTGCCGCACGCAAGCCCGCCAACTCCCCGGGCTCCCTGGCCGATGTCGCCGACTCGTACGCCATAGACCTTCTACCGGCCTACAAGCTCGGCGACGGTGTCTACGAGGTCTTTGACGAGGCCCAAATCCATTGCCACTACCAATCCATCCGCACTCTCATTACCACGGCCCACACCTCCAGACTCAGCAACCTGCACGCCTTATACCACGGCGACTCGCTCTTCTAAAGGTTTATAGGTTAAGCTAACCAAACTAACTGAAATGGATCTGGAACTGACACGTAGACTACTAACCAACGGATATCACCGCACGGACGAACCGCGTGCTCCTGGCACTCCCATCGTCGTCCACGCTGTCGCCGGCGCCGGCAAGACCACCTTCTTGCGCTCACTGCTCACCTTCCGCGACGTTGAGGTCTTCACTGCTGGCACCCACGACCCCCCTTGCCTAACTGGTAAGCACATCCGGTGCGCCCGTGCCCCACTTCCTGGTGCTTTCAACATCCTCGACGAGTACCCCGCCTGGCCCACCTACCGCACCGAGCCCTGGCACGCGCTGTTCGCAGACAACCTGCAACACTCGCAGCCGTCACTCCGCGCACACTTCACCTGCGACCTCACCTACCGCTTCGGCGAGGCCACTGCCGCCGCCCTCCGCCTGCTTGGGTTCTCCATTCGCACCCGGCTACCTGCCCACGCTTGCGCCGGACTTTCCTGGGCTAATATCTTCGAGGGTTACATCTACGGCCAGGTCATCACGCTCGACGCCGCCGTACACCACCTTGCACTGTCCCACGGCCTCAACCCCATTACTGCCGAAGCTGCTCGCGGGCTTGAATTTGACGTCACCACTGTGCTGACCACCGCTGAGCACGTCCACGACTTGCCCTGGAAGGCGCTTGTGTATGTCGCTCTCACCCGCCACCGCCG